CTGCCACACAAACTCCAACTCCTACAATAACGGATACTCCAACTCAAACACCTACTCCAACGATAACGGATACTCCTACCCAAACTCCTACAACAACCTTAACGGCTACTCCTACTCAAACTCCTACTAATACTGGTACTGCAACTCCTACTCCTACGGTAACACCAAGTGCCACACCACCAGCACCACTTTTCCTTGACATTTATTCAGGTGCTACTGTAGCATATTCTGTAAGAAAATTAAGAAATTCATATACTGGTAATTCTATTAGGGTTAGAAGAAGTAGTGATAATACCGAACAAGATATAGGTTTTGTTAGTGGTAATTTAGATACTGCTTCATTACTAACATTTGTAGGAACAGGTGGAACTGATAATGGTTTTATCAGAACTTGGTATGACCAAAGTGGTAATGGTAATCATGCAACTCAAACAACAAACGCAAGTCAACCACAGATTGTAGCGAGTGGTGCAATATTAACATTAACGGGTACTGGAAGTGCAAAACCTATATTAAGATTTGACGGAACAAATGATTGGATGGATTTAACTTCAACAATAACAAGTAGTGTATTTACAAGCACATACCCTATGAAGAGAACCGATGGAACATCCACAGGTGCTTGGTTTGCTGGTACGGGTATTTTACCTATCACTGCGATTTTAACATCAGGTGGTGGTGCTTTCATAGGTAATGACCCAAATATTAGAAGAAATACAACATATACTAATAATACAAACTATCTTTTATTATCGGGTGCTAAACCGACAGGTGTTGGTGGTGTAATTCAAGTAAACGGTGTTGATGTTTCAAATAACGACGCTACTCTTTCGGGTTATAATAATATATTTACACAAATTCAAAGAAGAGGGACAACTGAATATTCAAAAGTAAGTTTACCTGAAATGGTTTTTTGGAGTTCAGATAGAACTGCTGATTTAACAGGTATAAATTCTAATATAAACACTTATTATCAAATATATTAAGTAAAATGATTTACCTAAACCAACAAACCGCAAATGAACCCGCAGCAACTTGTACGAGGAACTCAACCTTGACGGGCACCACATATTATTTGTGGTCGATGACACACAAGTTGTCTAATCAAAGCAAAGAGTTCATACCATACAGAATACCACCTGTGGTGAGTTATGAGCCCTATTACGATTTATTTGGGGTTGTTGTGTCTAATACTGCTACTGAATCATTAACGGGAAACACCACACCAACAGAATGTGTGGTTGATTTAATCTGTGGTGAGTGGTATCTTAAAATATACGAACAAAACTCTGCAACAAATTTAAATCCATCTTTAGCATATAATGTAGTTCAAGAAGGAATTTTAACGGTAAATTGTCTTGAACAGAACATACCCATATCATACGATGACCAAGATGATGTATTTATAATTTATAACCCAGATAACGAATAACATATGTTTAAAATAGAAAAAATAGATTTCTCGGCTGGTGATTGGTCATCAAGATTTTTAGAAAAAGTAGTAAAGGGGATTCCTTTTGTTGCTTGGGGTCTAGATAATATGGAAGTTGAAAGATGGTTGGACTATGTTGACTTCAGTCCAATACACAAGGCTTGTATATCCACCAAGATAGATAATCTTGCTGGTAAAGGTTTTACCAACGATTATAAGATTAACAACAAACAATCTTTAAACGATGTTGTAAAACAGATGTTTTGGGAGTATATGGTTACAGGTAATCTATTCCTTGAGGTTGTGTGGAGAAAAGACAGGCAAGGTATTTCAGGATTTCATATTATACCTGCAAAGAACATTAGAGCAGGAAGACCTGAAGATTCAGAATATACATCTGATAAATGGTATTATTGTCACGATTGGGCTAATTGGAAAAAAGCTGGTATTATAGAGTTCCGTGATTTTAATCCTGACGATTTTACTTCTCGTCAATTAGTTCACATACGCCAGTATCAACCAGGTTATATTTTCTATGGTGTTCCACAGTATCTATCAGCGTTATTGGATGTAAGATTATCACACGCCATTTCTGAATACAATTTGGCATCGATTATGAATAGTGGTTCACCATCACTATGGGTACACTTACCACAAAATGTAGATTCACAAAACGAACAAGAAGACATCTTACGTAGATTAGAAGAAAGATACAGAGGCCCTCAAGGAGCTGGTAGAATTGTATTATCTATGGGAGACCCTGATGAAAAACCAGAAATTACACAAATACAATCTAACTTACAACAAGGTATGTTTGGTGAAATATTTGCATTGGTTAGAGAAAACATCTTATCAGGTCATCAGATTCCTGACCCATCACTTATTGGTTTACCATCGGCATCGGGGTTTGCATCACAAGCCGAGCAGTTAAAGACGGCTCATCAACTATTTATGAATACAACCATCAAACCGATGCAAGAGTTCGTTATACGTGAGTTAAAACCTGTTATACAACTCCTATATCCTAATGAAGATATTGTATTAGAAATACAACAAAACCAAATACTTGACTGATGATTTATAACGTATTGATGATATCGGAGCAAACTCTGAAAAACAACACACCTATCAATGAGAACGTTGATACAAGTGAATTAAGATTTTCAATTCAAATGAGTCAAAACATTTTTGTTTTAGAAACACTTGGACAGAATTTGTATAACAAGATGTTAAATTTAATATCAAATGGTGATATTGATTTATCAGGTAATACCCATTACAAAACTCTGTTGAAACAATACATCACACCGATGTTAACTCAATACGCATACTACACAGCATTGGATAACTTTTTTATTAAGTTTGTAAACATTGGATTACAACAGATGAGGTCTGAACAGGGTAATCCAATTACTATTAAAGAGTTATCATATCTTAAAAATAATGCAAGGGACAACGCACAATTCCTTGATAACTTGATGAGACGTTACCTTGTATTTAATACGTCTTTATTCCCTGAATATTCACAAGTTAATAACCCTGCAGATTTGTTACCTGAATTTGGTGGAGCCTTCAAATCAAGTGTTATTCTACCGGTTGGTAGATACATTGGTGGAAGAGCTGGTTTTGGTTATGGTAGTGGAATCTTAGCAGGTTCATGTCCATATCCGAGTTGGTACGGAGGTAGACGTTCAGGAGAATAATTACTTCGAATTTTTCTTTGCTTCTATAAAGGTATCTACCTTTTTAGTTTTCGTAATTATTTCAGGACTCAATCCATTTTCAACATAATCAACCAAGTGGTCGGTTACGGCTAATAATTCAAGGATGGTAGGTGTAATACCTTTCATTTGAAATACCTCAAGTGCTAACTTAATTTGTGATTGTCTAACAATCATTGTTTGTGTGTTCTGTGCCATTTTTATTTTCCTTCTTTTTTTCTAACTATTGATTCAAGTTCTTCCTTGAGTTGTTTTTGTTGTTGATAAAACATTGGTAATGAGTGGAAGAATAACTCATCTTGTTTTCTATCAACCTTTGGTTGGGGTTTTTCGTTGCCATTTTTCATAAGTAAAATATAATAAATTTAAAATATAAGGTCAAATTTATTTGTCTATAATTTGATTGTACATGTGAATAATCTGTTCTCTTGTAAAAATCATTACAAGGTCATCAGGGGTCTTTCTTTCAAGTCCTTGAGCCTTCATCTCAACAAAGACATTTGCCTTTGTTATATCAATCCTTTCGATGGTAATATAACCAATCTCATTTACTCCATAGAAACGTTCAATCTTTTTCATAACAATTAAGAGCCAATATACCAAATTTCATTACCCTGTTCCGTAACCTCAATAGATTCAACAATGTATTGATTAACGTAATGTGATAGTTGTTCTACCATAATTTCATTTCTTATTTGTCGATGTAAAATTTTGTTTCTTACAGGACAGCTATATGTAAATTCTGGTAGTTCATTCTTAACTTTGAATAACATATTTGCGGGATAATCTTTAATTAAAATTTGTTTCATAGTTATTTTTTTATTAGGGTGTGAAGATACGGTTATTTTTTTATATTACAAAATCAGTTACACCATCAATTTCCCAAGCTTGTGAAAACTCTTCATTAGAAAATAATTCACTCAATCCAGTTATTTGATATAATCTCAAAACTTCATCAGCCTCCATTCCAAGATGTGATGCGATTTTCTCATTAGTCCAATTTCTACGTTTTAATTCAACAACGATATCTGACATTGCCGTTACACTATGTTTACCACGAGCTCTATTGTGTCTTACAGTTGCTGCCATTCTATCTCCCTTGTCTGTTCTATTTGAGTTAATAGTAACAACGGGTAGATATCCTCTTACCCTTTCTTGAATATCATTACATTCTTTTCCAACTCTGTTTCTGTGAAAACCATCAATAACTTCTCTTTGTTGGTCTTCACTATTCATTGTTACGATTGGTTGAGTATATCCATCTGATGCAATAGATAACCTTAACAATTCCATTTCAGGTGGAGCAACACTATTAGGATTATAGTCATTCGCATGAACAGATGTGTTCTTAACCCACAACACACAGTCAACGGGTTCATTTTTTAATGGACTATTCTCATGTAAGAATAATTTAATCTGATTGATTAAATCAATCTTATCATCATCTGATTTTGAATTTAATAATTCAAGTATTTGTGTTTTTATTTTATCCATTGAATTGAAAGTACTTTAACTTTTTGGTTAGATTTTAATGATGCCCAATTATATGATTCATACTTTTTGATAATATCTGTTTCTGTATCTGAAATAGAGATATTAAAAAAGTTTTCTTCTGTAATGTTATCAACAACTTTAAAGTTTATCGCTTTGTTAGTGTCAGTGTCAAATACCTGTGAGGTTATATCTATTGTTTTCATATTACGAAGATACTACTTTCTTTTCTTTTACGCACCATAAGTTTCAAATATTTTTCATAAGCAGAGGATTTTGTTATTTGAAATCCGAGATTCCTACACCAATAATCATTTCTTAAAAGTGTTTTAGCAATCTGTCTCCAAGATGGAATCTCACCCGTCTGTTCTTTTTTCCAATCACCAGAATCCGGTATTGTTTCAAAACCCCTATCCAAATACCATTTGATATATTTGAAGATTTTGTTTTTGTAATGCTCAGCGGTTTGTGGTGGCATTGTATC